TATCAGTAAGTTCAACATCAGAGTTGCCATAACCACTGCGGGTAGTCTGGGTAGCAGAGACAATGGGAACATTGAATTCCACTGCCAAACCTCTAAGTTCTTCAGCAATTGCTTTGACATAACTATAAGAATTGACTGAAAAGTTTGCCTTATACCTAGAGGAACCACAAATATTAAGGTAGTCAATGAAAATAATATCAGGTCTAAATGATTTCTTGAGAGAAAGTTCATTGAGAAGTGCCTTAAAGTGCCCTGTATGAGCAGAAGCAGTAGGGTATTCTTTAATAATTAAAGTCCCTTGAGTCTTTTTACTAATGCTATTTACTTTAGTTTCAAAAACTTTCTTGGGAAGTTCTTCAATATCTTTGATATTAACATTCAAAAGATTTGCATCAATTCTTTCAGCAATCCTTTCTTCTGCCATTTCAAGTGTAATGTAGAGAACATTGCGCCCTTGCAGGAGGACGGAGCTAGCCATATGGCACATGAATAAACTTTTCCCGACGCCTGTACCAGCCAAAGCGATATTGAGAGTCTTATTAGGTATGCCACCTTTTGTAATTTTGTTGAAATAATCAAGGTCAAATGGAATTTTGTCTTCCTTCCTGTGATATGATTCATATCTTTGTTCATAGTCATTTAAGTAATCATGTCCAATATTGTGGTCAAATCCAATAGCAAGTGCTTCTTGCAAAATAGATGGAATAGCATCTCTTGATTTAGTTTCTTCTTGACCATCAGCAATTTTAATTGATTCCATGAGTGCCAGATAAATGGCACGATCTCTACACCACTTTTCTGTAGTGTCAATCAACCAATTGAGTTCTGCTGGGGAATCATCAAGATTAGAAACATATTCACAGATTGTTTTATAAGTATCTTCACTAATATCAGTTCTTTTTTCTGCCTCAATCAAGAGAACTTCTTTGGTAGCAAGACTGTCATATGTAGTGATAAACTTACTCATTTCATCAAAGAGAACTTTCTCATGAAAGTTCTCAAAATAATCTAATTTAATAAAAGGTAAAACCTTTCTACAATATTCATTATTAAAAAGTAAATTTCTTAAAATTGTAACTTCAATACTATCCATTCAAATCAACCATAAGAAAATTCTTTTTTTGCTACTTCATCAAGTGCTTGGAGGATTTCTGGCGTAAAGTATTTCTGTGGAGCTTCCATAATAGTTTTTCCAAACTGAGTAATACCATTTCCCACATCATAACGAGTTCCCACCTTCTTGAAGATTTCATATTTTTCCGCCAACTCTAAAAGACCATAATACTTATCCAATCCCCTCTCATCATAATAAAGACGAATCTCTACTGTTTTATTTTCTTTACTCAACCTTGATTTGTGGGTTGTTGCCTTGATGATATTACCAACTACTTCAGTACCATCCTTTTCTTTCTTTTTGGAAAGATAGATGATTGTAGATGCTGCATACTTGAGACCAGAACCACCACTCATTTCTTTAGTTGGTACATATGAACCAACAACATCATAAGTGTGATTAGTTACAATCATAGGAATCTTTGCTTGTCCCAATTTAAGAGTCAACATTCTAAATGCACCTTTGATAAGTTGCGATTTAGTCATGTCACGAACTTGCTTATCATCTAAAGCATCTTGAATTTCCTTTTCTGTAGAAAGCATACCAAGAGAATCAAGAACAAACATACAAGGTTTACGTTCTCCTTCTTTTCGTTTGAGATACAAATCAACTGCTTTAAGTGCCTTTGACCTAAACTCTTCAATAGTAACAACATTAACAACTACAATTCTACTGGTATCCAATCCTCTACTTTCAAGCATGGATTTTGTTATTGCAGCTTCAGTATCAAAATACAGACAATATCCATTAGTATTATTATCAAGAAAATGCTTGACAACTGCAAGAGAGAAGAATGTTTTTCCAGTAGAACTTTCACCTGCAATTGCAGTGATTTTGTTACCAGATACACCACCATTGATACTCCCAGACACAAGAGCATTGAATATGTAACTACCTGTGTCCACATATGTTTCAGTTTCATCAATGTCTGCTGCCAGTTGTGTGTATTCTCCACCAATTTCCTTTACGATATCTTTAAGAAAGTCCATAGTTATGCAAAAAGTGAATCTAATGTTGTTGTTTTTTCTACATTCCAACCAATACAGTTTAGAATGCTTTTGAGTGGCTCAATAAAACTCTTTTCAAATTGTAAATCATAATCTACATATTTGACTAATCCAAGTTCCTTGGGAAACTGTTGAATGAATGAGATTACATTTTCTCTAATTGGGTTTGCCTTCTTTAGAAAAATGAACTTGATTTTTTCACCATTATTAATCAATGGATATTTTGAGTCCAAACTTTTATCTTTGATATAGTGATTATACAACAAAGCTCCTCTGGTGTGAATAGGGGTTCCTTTACTATAAATTGTTTGATTTGACTTATACTTAAGAAGTTCATTAACTGATCTGGGAAAAGCAATGTCTTCTGGATTAAGATTAGAAAACTCTTTCTTAAAATTACTCACAAAATCAATCAACTCATCTTCAGTCTTAGTCATAATGATGTTGAGTGCTTCCTTAATTTTCACCCTACAAGGAGCAGGAGTTGAAGATTTAACTGCCTCAATACCCATCATCTTCAGTTTAGGAGTTTCATATCTAACACCTTCACTATCCCAGACATTGAGAATGTATCTTTTCTTGGCAGTCCAGATTCCACGATCAGCAATGTTCTCACGCTTCATCTGCATCTTCTGTTCATAGGCATTTACATAGTTCGCCAGTTCTTGGTAGCAACCTTCAATATATTTTTCAAGTTCCACCTGACAGATCTTATCAAGGAACGTGACAATGCTTTCAGTAGTTTTCTCTCGTCCCTTGAATATAATTTCAACCAAAGGACCCATATTAAGATACACGGAATCAGTATCCACAGCAATAACATAATCTACCTCATCAGTTTTGAGAAGTTTGTTCAGATATTCATTAAGTTTATTTTCAATCCATCTAATTGAAACTTGACCAGAAAGTGTAACTGCTTCTGCATTTTCTAACTTGAAGTATCTAAAGTATTCATTGCCCACAGCACCATAAGCAGAGTTTAGAGAAATCTTCTTTGCCATCTGAATGTTATTACATCTGGCAATTTCCTTTTCCAACTCTTTAGTAGGAGTTTTTTCATACTGTTGTTTAGCAACAAGCATCTTCTTTTTATAGATGACACGATCACTGTACATCTTTTCCATCAACTCTGGAAGAAATCCTTTAATATCCTTTCTATACATTGCACCATTAGCACAAACTGCATAGTCTTTGTAATCAGAAAAATCTATAGATTGTTGCAAAATCCTATCAACAGTTGCTGTTGGATGTTTCATACCAACATAAGTTTCTGGACTGATGTTATACATCATCAGAAGGTGTGGATATAGGGAGTTGAGGTCAAAAGACACAACCCAATCATACTTTCCAGGAATAGGTTCTTTTACATAAGCACCAGCAAACTTAGCATCTTTTTTAGTTTCTTTTTTGAAAGGAATAACAATATTTCGTTCCTTCAAATAATTGTAGATAATAGAATCCCAAGTCCTTACCTGAAAGAATACATCATTATAATTTACTTTAGCATCATAAGCCATAGTAATTGCCAACTCAATCAGTTTCATCTTGTCTTCCAAACGGTCAACAAGTTCCACGTCAACGATGTTGTATTCAACAAACTTCTGCCAACCTTTGGTATAAAACTCTTTAAAAGTATCAAACTCAGAGTGGTCAAGTTTTTTCTGACCAAGCTCTACATCAGCAATGTGGTCCAGACGATATGATTCTTGTGCTTTATATGTAAATTTCTTATAAAGTTCAAGATAGTCAAGAATAGTTACCCCAGCAATATCATATCTACTATGAGTCCTACCTTTTATGAAGACTTCATTTTCTGTGACAATTCCCCAAGGAGAAAGTTGTTTAGCAACTTTCTCACCAATAATTCTACACATCCTTCCATAGATGTATGGAATATCATACAAATCACAGTTCCAACCAGTAATAACTTCTGGAGAATAGTTTTCCCACCAGAAAATAAACTGGTCTAACAGGTCTGCTTCTCCAGAACACAAATGATAAGTTACATTTTTTTGTTTGTTATTGAATGGTTTTACTCCCCAAGTAGTAATCTCTTTTGTATTATAATCTTGAATAGTAATTGTCAGAAGTTCTTCTGCACAACTCTTAACATCAGGAAACCCATTTTCAGAAGCAACCTCAATGTCAATAGTAATCAATCTAATTTTAGAAATATCAAACTTGATTTCATCAGGATAGTTTTCTGTAATATATTGATTGATGTATCTGGTATTTCCAGATAGTTGAAAATTTTCTACATTTTCATATCTTTTAATAAAATCTCTTGTTTCACGAATAGTTCCTGGTTTAACTTCTTCTACATAATTACCTTCAAGGGTTTTAAACTTAGTCTTTTTATTCGTCTGAACATAAAGAGTTGGATAAAAATCCTCTCTGTTTTTATAATGTTTTCCGTTAGAATACCCTCTGGAAAGTATTTCATTTCCAACAAGAACTACATTCGTGTAAAAGTTCATTTAATAGTCTTCAAATAAAGTTCAATTTGGTCAGGTTTAGGGTCTACAATAGTAAAGATAGAATCAGAATGAATCATTAGTTCTTTTTGGTCAGTAAAGACTGGCCACTTCCTCATATCATATACTGCTTCATCAGAAACAATCATCTGACAAGGATTTACTAATTTACAATCTGGTCCACCAAGTTCAGTTTCTATTTCATGAACTTCAGTAATTAGAATTGTATCATTCTTCAGAATCAGAATTTTCAGGTTTTGCATTCAATCGCTCCAAATAAGAATCTTTTACTTCATCAAGGGGTTCCACAATAGACACTACCCAATCACAAGGAATTGGAATATTTTTATCCTTTGAAAGTGGAACATAAGGATAAAAAGAAACTCTTGCTGGCAAATCTTCAGTGTTATCTTCAAGTCTAATCAGATATGGATTATTTAAAACATATCCTACAACCTTATCACCAGAGAGCATTTCTTTTACATCAGCAATCACATCTTCATATGATTTTAGAATCAAAAGTTTAACAGACATAATTTTCTAAAGTTAATGATTTATCTTGTAATTTTATAATATAATCAGCAAGTTTGTCTATGTATCCTTTATTTCTCAATTCTTTGAATACAAGATTTTCAAAAGCAAACTCGCCAGATTTATCTAACCCAGCATTTCTCATATCTCTGATTTTTTTCAGAAGATTTTCCAACACAGAAACATTGTTTCCGGTTTTAATAACGCTGTCAATCTTTCTCATCATATCAGAAACCTTTGTTTTTAGCAAGTCCCTATCTACAGTACCATCAAACTTGCCAGGAAAAACAATCCATTTGTTATTCTTAACTGAATACACCCCTTGATTTTTTCTTCTTTTCTTTCCAACTTCTTCAATATAAGGTTCTACAGAATGTCCATAGATTTTTATATCATGTGTTAATGTCCAAAGTTGTTTTTTATCTTTAAAGTAATCAGAAAGCAAATCTGGACAATCTGGTGCCTTATCCATATCAATGACTACATGCAAATCCAAATCAGAATACTTTGTGTAGTTATATCCTGCATTACCACCAAGAAGTAAAATATCTTCTACAGAATTTTTATTTAAACCAACATAATCAATCCAAGCCATGGCAATTTTTTTGAGTTGCGATCTAACTTTAGGACGCAAAACTTCACCATCCCAAAAAGTAGGATTTAATTGATTATGTATTTGGAAAGATATAGATTCTTTAAAAAACCCAGTATATGTCTTCATCAAATCCTTTTATTGATATTTATAAAAAAGGGGGAAGTGGATGGTCTTAGTCATCCTTCCCCCAGCGGCAACGATATTCAATTATATTTAGAGATAATTTTTACGTGTATGATGCTCTGGAACAATCTTTCCTAATCGAATGACAAGTAATCCATCTTCAAAGATGACTTCTCTGACCTCTGTGTCATCTGAGAGTGTCCATGCTCTTTTGAAACTTCGTTGAGCCAAACCCTTGTGGACAAACGTCCTATCCGATTCAGTATCTGATTTTTGTCCTTCGACAAAAAGTTTTCCATACTCTGTGAAGACATTTACTTCCTCCCTTTTGAATCCCGCAAGTGCAATCTCTAAATGAGATTCTACATTATTTACCTGAATTAGATTATAGGGTGGATAATTTGATGTTGTTTCATGAAGATTAAACAATCTATCAAAATACTCATCCATTCCAATACTATT